GCTGCTTTTTGTTCTAATATTTTTCTATCAATAGTTTCTTGCCATTCTTGTTTTAAATTATCTTGCCATGCAATAACTGGTTTACCTTTGTTATTATCCCATTCCCACTTACCATACTTATTGGCGAAATGTTTAGAACCACCTTTTGAAAGAATGTAGTTAGTTAAGTCTTGTTTGCTTTTTATATTTTTTGGTAATGGTGGCGGTGCGTGAAAATTAGCATTATCTTCTAAGTAATTCATTACACCTACATCGGATTCATAAAACTTATAAAAAGCATATCGTAAATCTTTTTGCTGCTGTACTGTTAACTTGTCAAAACTATCTACACCGTAATCTTTTATGTTTGGCGGTTCAAGTACTGCTGCAACATCTGCTCTAACTTGTGGGCTAATAAGTCTTGGGTCTATTCCTGTAAAGCCACCTGCTTGATTGACTAACTTGTTCAGCTGGGGTAAATTACCTTTTGCTTGGTCTAATACTTCTACTGGTATATTGACAGATTCTGCTAAACGTCTTAGTCTCTGTTCTCCAGTAAACCAGCCTAAAGAGTTACGTTCAAGTAAGTTTTCTAATCTTCTTCGTTGTGCTTTATACTGGGCTGCTCTTTTCTTAGCGCCAGCTGCACGATTCTTGCTGCCATTCTCTCTGTATATCTTTTCTTTTAATCTATTTGTTTTTTCAAGCTTTTGTAATCTACGTATCTTGCTGCGCCTATCTCCATTTACGCTGTCATCTGTATTTGTTGGCGGTTCTGAATAACCATCAATATATACTTGCAGCGAATGTGTACAGTTAGGATGAAATAGACCATCAGCTTTTGCATTATCTAAACTAGGCACTTCGTGAAATTTGGGTGGTATCTTTTCTAAGTCATTAGTTGTTCGTATGACTTTTCCTTCATAGGGTCTGCATACGTCACATTCCATTGGACTGTCTGTAACGAAACTTAGATACTGGTCTGCATCTTCATATCTATCTATAGAACCTTGTACTTGTGCATTACCAGCAATAGTTCTGATTGACGTTTCAGCGTAAGCATCTATCCCCATCTTCCTATTGCCGACATTTATAGTCTTTATACCTTTATCTAATAAATTGTTAACTGCTATTTCTGTTGCATCTTGTAACGTTGCGCCACCACTTAAAACAAGTGCAGCTGCGGACTCTGTAGCTTCTCTGTATGCGTCTTGTACTCCATTTACAATAGATAACTTGTTAACTCTGTTACCCATACGGTTAATTGCAGCATCCATAAGTCCATCTAGTGCATATTGTGATAAGGTTTCAAATCCCCCGCTCACATCGGGTGTAAGACCAGCTGCTAATAATTCGGTTGCTGCTGTCTGTTCCCCAATAGAGTATGCTATTTCTACTGCATTAGTTATTGATGTAGGTATTGCTGCAATAGCTTTATCTGCTTGTTTTGTTGCTTCTTCAAATAGCCTTGTAAAAGATTTTTGTTTAAATTGTAGCCAAGATTCTACTGATGTTATATATTCAACATTAGTATTTCCGTCTAGGATTTCATTTGCCGTAAGCTCTGTTAAAAAATCAGCAATGTCTCTGAATACTTCAGCTTGTGATTCAACTAGCTGTTCATTATTAACTGGGTCATAAGCCATATCATGGTAAGTCTAGGACATCAGATACGTTTTGGTCTGCTAAATTAAAGTTAGTTGCTATCTTAAGCACTTCTTCTTCTACTTCTTCTTCTGTTAAATCGGGATTCAGTAGTCTAACTTTTGTATCAAGTGATGCAGCCTGCGCTCTATGTAGTGATTCAATGACTGTTGCAGATTCTCTAACATCTTGTTGTACTGCATCTTGCCATTCAACTCTTAAGCTCATTGGTTTATATTGCGCTCCAAATATTTCAACATCAAGGATTTGCAGTTTTTCAAGTATCTCTTCTAATGGCTGTGTGTAGTATCTTTGCTTTTTACCTTGTGTTGTGAATGTTTTACGTTCTCTAAGTTTAAGTGCAGTACCCGATTCAGCTCTACCTTCTATGTTTATGCCGAATGATTGCGGGCTATAACCAGCAGCTGTAACAGCTCTATCTATAAGTTCCATAACAGTTGTCTTGTGTTGTTGGTCTCTAATCTCAAATTGTACTGGCTGTATGCCTTTGTTCTCTGTGTTTGGGTCTATCTCTAAACCTGTAAAAACTTCTGCATCTATATCGAATGCTGTACCTCGTCCACGACCTCTTCTTTCTAGGTATTCTGTAGGCACAATAATTCTTGATTTACCAAGTCGAACGTCTCTCATCCATGATGTGTAAGCTTCATCTATTGCGTCCATTAAGCCTTCTATGCCATCGTAATCTGAACGACCGTATTCATAACCTTTTAATCTTCTTAGTGGTCTCTGATTTGGTACATAAACTGAAGCTAATGTATCGAACGGTAAAACTATTTCATCTTGTAAGTCAGCTGTCTCTTGTAATTTAGTTAACTCAACTCTGTTACCAATATTTGTCTTAGTGCCTTGATATAATGCGTGATGTATTAATCCATCTTCGTGATGTTCTATATGTCTGTAATAATCTTGACCATCTGATGAATCATATTCAGTAACATAACCAACTGCTACCATTTTTCCATACATAAATGTTGCAATAGCTCTATCGGGTGCAACTACCTGTATTGTTGGGTGTTTCATAAACTCTGTGTTCCAAACTAAACGTAAAAATACACCACCTAAAGCAGATGATGTTTCTCCAGCTTCAAGTAGTTTATTTTTAAGTCCGCATTGTCGTAACAACTCATCTAAATTATCTTGTGTGTTCAGAACATCGTTTTCTCCAGCATCATCATCACTAACAATAAAACTTGGTGGTTCTGAAAATAATAAATCAGAACTTGTTTGTGCAATATCGCCAGCTAATGGAACGTGTATTTGATGTCTATCTATTTGTAATTCTGTTGCCCCTTTACGTGTCCAAAACATGTAACGTCTTGGTCTGTAGTCCTGTGGAACGTCAGCATAAGTCTTACGGAGTACAGCTGGGTCTCCACTATGCCAAGCATTGTGTTCTTGATACACTCTAAAAATGTGTTTATGATTTTCGGGCGGATAAGCCGAACCGTTTTCGGGCAGTCTTAACATTTAATATCGTTTCTTTTTTTTAGGCATTCCTTTTTTCTTTGCCTTTTGTGCTTTTGGATAACCTTTTTTCTTCGGCATCTTTTAACTAACTCCTTTTAATCCAATGTCGCCATATAGCGCCTAAACTTATACAAGCATATCTTAACGCATCTACAGCGTGGTCATTCCTTTTTAATGGTTTATCTTCGCCACGTTCTTGTTGCTTGACATCCCATACATAACTCTCTAGCTCTTCAATTAGTTTAGTGCAACTATTGTGAATTAGTAGCTTTCTGCTTCCCAATAAATTGTATACCACTCTGATACCATCGTTGACTGCATTGTTTGCTTTTGCTACACCTAAGTGGTCATCACGCCAAAGTTGTGTAATAAAAGAAGCTGCGCTGGGGTCAATGTACATTCTCTTTATGTCGTAACCATCTAAAAATGTTTTAAGTTCCCTTGAGTACTCTGCATCTGATAATTGTTTTTGACCTACCGCAGAGTCGTAATAATATTCTTTGATTACATAAAGTTTTTCGTCAACTCCTTCGCCTATAAGTAAAGCACAAAACGGATTAGTAGTTCCATAGTCAATGCCTACCCAGTATTCTTTCATCTTTGGCAGCTCTTGTACTACATTGGTATCTTTTTGAAAACAGTCATAAACAGCTCCTTCAGCCATTACCCATTCGCCATTAATAAATCTTCTGTACCATAAACTGCTGGCTGGACTGTATTCAGCTTTTAAAGATGTAACGTATTTAGGGTCTAGTGTATGGTTATCGTTAAGTTCAAAAGCAAAGTTTTTAATATCAAGTTCATCTTCTCTGTCTAAGAATTTCTTTTTAAGCCAATGGTTCGGACTGTCGGGGTTAGTAGTTAGAAATACTTGTGCATTAGGAACACGTAGTCTTGATAGCAACATATTAAAAAAAGATTCTGACCATAAGGTAACTTCGTCTCCATAAGCTCCTGCAAGTGTTAGTCCACGTATTTTAGCTTCTGCTCTTTCATCGTTAGCGCCTACAATATAGAT